CATGACATTAACCCCGGAAGACCAAACGCCAACTTCGGCGGATTTGTTGAGGCAATCTGCCAGCAAATAGGCGCAGCGTTAGAAATCCCATATGAAGTGCTGATGAAAAGATTTAATAGCAGTTTTACGGCATCCCGTGGAGCACTAGAAGAAGCATGGAAGATGTTTCGAACGTATCGTGACTGGTTAGCAAGGGATTTTTGTCAGCCGGTCTATGAAGAATGGTTATCTGAAGCGGTAGCAAAGGGAAGAATATCAGCCCCTGGATTTTTTACAGATCCGCTTATACATTATGCCTATTGCAAAGCGGAATGGAACGGACCAGCAAAAGGAATGTTAGATCCAGTGAAAGAGGTTAACGCAGCAGAAAAAAGAGTTTCAAACGGGTTCTCGACAAGAGCGAACGAAACAATGGAAATGACAGGCGGGGATTTTTACGCAAATGTAGAACAGTTAAAGAAAGAAGAAGAAAAAATGAAGGAGGTTCGGGAAATTGCCAAAAAGGGAACAGAGACAAGCGCAAAAGGAACAAAGACCGAATAAATTCTGGAATTTTGTACCGGGAACAGAAGAAGATCCTGCGCAGCTGATCTTGTACGGAACAATCGCAAGCGCGGAATCTTGGTGGGAAGACAGGGTAACGCCGAAGCAATTCAACCAGGAACTAGACGCCCTGGGAGATGTAGAAGAAATTGTTGTAAGGATCAACAGCGGGGGCGGTGACGTATTAGCAGCTAACGCGATCTATACAAGGTTAAGAGATCACAAAGCAACAATTACGGTAAAAATTGACGGCTGGGCAGCATCTGCCGCAACAATTATCGCAATGGCAGGCGATAAAATCCAGATCGCAAAAAACGGAATATTCATGATTCACGATCCATCTATGACGATTTGGAACACGTACACAGCCGAACAATTTGAAAAAATGGCGGAGCAGTTAAAAACCGTGAAGCAATCAATTGTAAATGCGTACACACAACGAACAGGAAGGGACGAGGAAGAGGTTTCCGCGCTTATGTCGGAAGAAACATGGTGGACCGGAGAAGAAGCCGTAGAAGAAGGCTTTTGTGATGAGCTACTATTCGAAGAAGCAGAAACGATCATAGAGAATGGATCAATGTTGATTGTCAATTCGGTGCCGATCGACATAACAGGATTTAAAACAATCCCGCGAAATGTTTTTGAAAATAAAAGCACAACAAAGAACAGAGGAAAGAAAAAAGTACAAAATAAAGCGGAAGACAAGAAAGGAGTGCAAATGTCAGAGATTAAAACAATACAGGATTTAGAAAAACAGTATCCGGGGCTTGTAACAGAGATCAGAAACGAAGCTGCAGAAGCAGAAAGAACAAGGATTAAGGATATTAAAAATCTTGAAATTGCAGGATTTGAAGACATTGTAGAAAATGCAATGTTTGAAAAACCAATCACAGCAGCAGAAACAGCCATGAAGATTATTAACAAACAGAAACAGGTTGGAGCTAATTACATGGCAGAAAGAGAAGAAGACGTGAAAGAGAGCGGCGTAAAAAACGTGCAGCACG